GTTAACGATAACGAATTTAAAGGTATCTAATGGCTTTACCAAAAAAAATTAAAAAACACTTACCCCTTGTACCTGAAAAGGTGGGGAAAGAAAGAAGAGAAGAGTTATTGGATTTAATAACTAAAGATGGTACGTACCTACCTAAAGGGGTATTACATGCCGATTTGGACAGGGGGATTTTGGATTTTGTTAAGGATAGGTTATCTTTGTCGGTGGATGGGAAAAAAGTACCATCAATAGACAAAATTATAACAAACCAAAACTGGGCTCAATTTACCACAACTTGGAATTTTAACGATCTAGATAAAAACGTTAAACTACCTTTTGTTACAACGGTAAGAATGCCTGAAGTTAAATACGGAACCTTACAAGGTGGTCTTGCAAATATTCCAGAAAGAAGACACTTTCATTATTATACTGTTCCAACATGGGACGGTCAAAGAAAAGGTGCTGACGTTTATAAAATTCCACAACCCATTCCGGTTGATATAACATATAATATTAAATTATTTTGTAATAGAATGAGGGAATTGAATGAGTTTAATAAAATATTCATGCAGACTTTTACATCAAAACAAGCTTATATAAACGTAAAAGGACATTATCTACCGGTTATGATGGACGAAGTTTCTGACGAATCCTCTAAAGAATTAGAAAAAAGAAAATATTATATTGCCAATTATAAAATAACATTAAAGGGGTTGTTAATTGACGAAGAGGAATTCCAAGTTTCACCAGCAATTACAAGGGCACTTACAGTTATTGAGGTTGACACCAAAATTAGAAAAAGAAAGGCAAAAATAGAACCACCAAGAACAAATAATTTTAATTTAGATATTACTTTTTTAAGTGGGGTAACACAATTAAGCGAGGTATTTAACTATACTGCCGATATTGTAATCCAAAGTACAGACAACGTAACATCATATTCCGTATACATAAATAATAATTATGTTGGTGACGATTTAAGTACAATACAAATAACTACTAACGATACTTTAAAAATTATTGTGGTTAAAAATGATAATACAAAGACCTCTACGTTAAAGTCTGTGGCGTATTTGGTTTAATTATTCTCCGTATATATCCTTTTCTTTTTGACAAGTTTTTAAAATTAACGTTTCTAAAAACTTATACAACTTTAATCCCTTTTCTTCGCAGTATTTTTTTAAAACGTCGTGAGATTCTTCTGAAATCTTTATATTCTTTATTTTTTTCATGTTAAGATAAATATTTAAAAAGGTAGAAAAAAGGTAGAATTTTTTCATACTATTAAATTTTTTATTAAAAAACCTTATGTTTTTTGCATTTAATCAAGGTATTTATATATAAAATAAAACATTAAAAACAAAAACATTTAAAAATGGCTTCATCTAACAAAGTATTTGTATCACCCGGAGTATATACTTCAGAGAGGGATTTAACATTTGTTGCACAAAGTGTGGGTGTAACAACATTAGGAATTGCTGGTGAGACTTTGCAGGGACCGGCATTTGAACCGATATTTATTACAAATTTTGACGAGTTTCAAGTGTACTTTGGGTCTACTAGTCCTGAAAAATACGTAAACACCCAAATACCTAAATACGAAACTGCTTACATCGCTAAATCTTATTTACAACAATCTAATCAACTTTTCGTAACGAGAGTTCTTGGTTTATCAGGATATGATGCGGGACCATCATGGTCTATTACAACAATGGGTAACGTTAATCCGGCAACAATATCAGCAACAGGAAATAGTGCGACTAACGTCACTTTTAACTTTACAGGTCTAACAGGAACACCATCTTCTGTACAATTTACTGTTCCTGCACCGCTTTCTTCAGTGGTAGGAGCGACTTATACAAATTTTGATAACTCAACATCAACAATATATAGTGATATCCAATCTTACATATTAAACGAAATAAACTTATTCTCAACAGGAACTGTTGGTTCTGGTACTACGGCTCAGTTTTGGGGTAGTGTTAGTGGGGGTTGTTTAAACTCAATCACTGCAGATTCTATCAATACTGTAACCGCAATTACGGAAACATACGGTGTAAGTAGTATTGATGTCGCTAACAATACATTATCAGCATCAACAAACGATCCTTGGTTCTATTCTCAATTCACATATTCACAAAATCCATCAACTGATGCATCATCATATCTTGGTTTTGGTTTTGGTATTAGTTTAGATTCAATGTCTACAGGTACAACTGCAGGTTCTTATTCAGGATCTTGTAATATTAGATTTACTAATTATTCGGGAACACCTTACTTAGAATATGATGATTTAGTTATTGCGACTTTAAGATCAAGAGGTATCTCAACATATTCGTCAACACAGGCCGGTCCAAGTTACGAAGTTTCAGGAAAATCAAACGTTGTAATGATTACTTCAGGTCAATATTCTGGCGTAACAAAAGATCCATTCCAAACGTTTCAAATTTCAGGTGTTACTCAAGACGGTGATAATTTTAGTTTTGAAACATCATTATTAAGTACGGATTCTAATTACTTGTCTAAAGTATTCGGTAGAAGTAACTTCGGAAAAGATAGAACTCAAGTACCTTTATTTGTTGAGGAGGCTTACCCATCGTTATTGACTACAGGTTATAGATCAGGAAAAATCAGAGGTTTATATAATGATTGGATCGATTTAGGTGGTGTTAGACAAAACGATAGTCAGTCAATCGCATTTTATCTTGAACAATTCCAAACACCTGAAACACCATATTTTGTTTCTGAACTTAGAGGTAATAAAGTCTATAAACTTTTCAAAACTAGATTAATCTCTGACGGTAACGCCGCTAACAGATTGGTAAAAATATCAATTGCAAATATGTCGTTTAATAATTTAACTTTCGATGTCTTTGTTAGAGATTTCTTTGATACCGATCAGAATGTTAGAGTTGTTGAAAGTTTCACTAACTGTTCTATGGATCCGTCAAATAATAACTACGTCGCTAATAAAATCGGTACATCAAACGGTGAATATCAAGTTAAGTCTAAATATATTATGTTAGACATGAGTGACGAAGCACCTATAGATGCACTACCTTGTGGTTTTGAAGGGTACAATATGAGACAATATAGTAACGCAACACCACCATTTATGGTTTATAAAACAAAATATTTACAACCAGGTGAAGTGATGTATAACCCTCCTTTTGGATCATCTAACGGTGGAGATAATCCGGTAATTTCAAATGGTGAAAACCCAAGAAGAGCTTACTTAGGTATATCTAATATTACAGGAATTGATTACGATTTCTTTGAGTATAAAGGAAAACAAGTACCGGTTAATATTGGTACAGATACTGAAGGTATTGATTGGGGTTATATGACAAAAGGTTTCCACATGGATAGTGGAGCGACTATCGTAACGATGTATAACGCACTTCTATCAGCAACAACTTCGGCATTTGAAGTGGGTGTAGGGTCGTTTAATAGTGAACCTGATGATACTAACAACCCTTATTATAGATTAAATACTCGTAAATTTACAGCATTACCTTATGGTGGATTTGACGGATGGGATATCTATAGAGAGTACAGAACAAATAATGATTCATTCGCATTAGGTCAATCAGGATATAAATACGGAGCAGAAGCATCAATCACATACCCTACGGCAACAGGATGGGGAGCGTTTAAACAAATTTCAGGACCAAACCAAGAGACTTGGGCTAACACTGACTATTACGCATACTTATGGGGTCAATCAACATTTGCAAATCCAGAAGCGGTAAACATTAATATATTTACAACTCCGGGTATTGATTATGTGAATAACCAAAATCTTGTGGAATTAGCAATTGATATGGTTGAAACAGATAGAGCGGATTCTATTTATGTGTGTACAACACCTGACTTTAATTTATTCTTACCTACGTATAATGATTTAGAAGAAGGTTTAATTTATCCTCAACAAGTTGTAGATAACTTAGAAAACACAGGTATCGACTCTAACTATACCGCAACTTATTACCCATGGGTTTTAACAAGAGATACAGTAAATAATACACAAATTTATTTACCGGGTACTGCAGAGGTAACTAAAAACTTAGCATTAACCGATAACATCGCTTTCCCTTGGTTCGCATCTGCGGGTTACACAAGAGGTATCGTAAATGCTATTAAAGCACGTAAAAAGTTAACACAAGACGATAGAGACACACTTTATAAAGGTAGAATTAATCCAATCGCAACCTTCTCTGATGTTGGTACAGTGATTTGGGGTAACAAAACTCTACAAATTAGAGAGTCTGCACTTGATAGAATCAACGTAAGACGATTGTTATTACAAGCACGTAAGTTGATTTCAGCAGTAGCGATAAGACTATTGTTTGAACAAAACGATGATAAAGTAAGACAAGACTTCTTGGATTCTGTTAACCCGATTTTGGATTCAATCAGAAGAGATCGTGGTTTAATTGATTTCCGTGTGACGGTATCAAACACTCCTGAAGATTTAGATTCAAACACTTTAACAGGTAAGATTTTCTTAAAACCAACAAGAGCGTTAGAGTATATCGACATCGAGTTTGTTATTACACCAACAGGAGCATCTTTTGATGACGTATAAATAAAAAAATAAACTAAGTGGGGAGTAGAAATATTCCCCATTTATATATTTATATTAAAAATAACACAATGAAAATCGAAAAAAAAATCATTAAAGAAAGTGTAGGTGATCAAAATATTAATAAAAAATCATTTTCTACTAAGAAACAAAACATAATAATAACTGAAGCTCAATTAGAATATATTTTATCAAAACTTAACAAGTAATGGATATTAAAAAACACATATATATACAAGTACTTAAAAAAAGAATTAATGAGGGGTTGGTCGATGATTACGAAACAAAAGAATTAAGACCTGACTTAAAGTATTATGCATTTGACTGGGACGATAACTTAATGTTTATGCCAACAAAAATAATGGTTATGTCTGAAAATGATGATGAGATCGGTATGTCAACTGAAGATTTTGCTGAACACCGAACTCAAATCGGTGTGGAACCTTTTAAATATAAAAGTGCAACAATTATTGGTTTTGCTAATGAACCGTTTAGGTTTTTCCGAGAAATGGGTGATAAAAGGTTTGTGGTCGACTCAATGACTGCACCACTTGGTCCAGCTTGGAATGACTTTGTTGAATGTATTAATGGTGGATCTATTTTTGCAATAATCACCGCTCGTGGTCACAATCCTGAAACTTTAAAAGAATCGGTTTACAATCTTATAATGTCAAACAAAAATGGTTTAAATAGAAAAAAACTTGAGGAGAGTCTTAGACAATACGATTTATTAACCTCTGAAGGGATCTCTGAAGATATTAGACCAAATAGGAACACAACCATAGAACAATATTTAAATATGTGTAAATTCCATCCGGTTTCTTATGGAAGTGGTAGTGCGGCATCTCCTGAAGAAGGAAAAAACAAAGCACTTAAAGAGTTTATTTCATATTGTAGAGATTTGGCCAAAAATTTAATACAGTTCATTTTAAAGAAGAATCCAAATATGGATCTTACCGATTTGGTTCCAAAATTTAAAAATGACGTAGCAATGGATGAACCGGTTATTAATGTTGACGAATTTGTAAATAGACACACAACTATAGGGTTTTCAGATGATGACCAAAGAAATATTGAAGCATCATCAGAATTTTTAAATAAAGAGTATGAAAAAAATCCAGTTAATTTATACTTAACTAAAGGAGGTAAAAAAACTAGATTTAATTAAGATACTAGTAAAGAAATATTACAAAATAAAAAAAAGTAAAGACAAAAAAATAAATAACACAATATTTATATAAAAAATAAAAATACTAAAAATAAGAAAACATGGCTGATTTATTAATGAAAATGCCCTTTCAATATGAACCTAAAAGAAAAAATAGGTTTATTTTAACTTTCCCTTCTTCGTTGGGGATAAACTCTTGGTATGTTGAAAGCACTTCAAGACCTAAAATAGAAATTGGATCTACAGAGATTCCTTTCTTAAATACGTCAACATATGTTGCTGGTAGATTTAAGTGGGGATCTATTGATGTTACGTTTAGAGATCCGATCGGTCCTTCGGCTTCACAAGCACTTATGGAGTGGGTTCGTTTACATGCAGAATCTGTTACAGGACGTATGGGATATGCTGCCGGTTATAAAAAAGACATCGATTTAGAAATGTTAGACCCAACAGGGGTAGCAGTTGAAAAATGGATCTTACAAGGTTGTTTCTTAACCAATGTTGATTTCGATTCATTAGGATATAGTGAAGATGGATTAATTACGGTTAAAGCTTCAATGCAACCAGATAGATGTATTTTGGTTTACTAAAACAAAATTAAAATATTTTTTAAGAACCTCACCAACAAAGTGGGGTTTTTTATTTACATAGAAAATAGTTAAAGTATTTTTATAATAAAAAAACTATGGATCAATCAGCATTATACGGACAACAAGATTTTTCTCTACCACATGACGTGGTAAGACTACCTTCTAAGGGTATATATTACACACCAAGACGAGAGTCAATTAAAGTGGGGTTTCTAACGGCTAACGATGAAAACATTTTAATGTCACAAAATAATTCGAAAGAAGGTATTATATATACATTATTAAAACAAAAAATTTACGAACCAAATTTTAATGTGGATCATCTTTTAGATGTCGATGTTTCTGCAATTTTAATATTTTTAAGAAATACCGCCTTTGGACCTGAATATAGTTATACTTTAAAGGATCCTGCAACAGATAAAACATTTGATATTACTATTATATTAGATGAGTTAAAATATATCGACTCACCTCATACTGCAGACAACGAGGGGTATTTTACAACCAAACTTCCAAAAAGTGATAAATCAATTAAAGTTAAATTATTAAATTGGGGAGAAATAAAAGAAGTTGATAAAATGGTTGAAAAATATCCAAAAGGTATGATTGCTCCTGTTGTCACAAAAAAATTAGAACAACAAATTGTTGAAATCGATGGAAACAAAGATAAAGGACAAATTTCAAATTTTATTAAAAACATGCCAATTATGGATTCAAAACATGTTAGAAAGTTTATACAGGAATGCGAACCATCAATCGATTTAAAACAAGAAGTAATAGCCCCGTCAGGAGAAAGAGTAACATTTAGTGTTACCTTTGGGGTTGACTTTTTTCGTCCTTTCTTCTCAGTATAAAAAACTACTTTTAGACGAAACCTACTATTTAACCAAACTGGCTAATTTTTCTTATTCAGATATTCTAATCATGCCGACTTTTGAACGTAAGTATTTTATGAATAAACTAACGGAGGAATATCAAAAAAAATAATTTAACCTATTTATAAGAAAAACTAACTATGCTATTTTTATTTGGAGAAGCACCAAAAGCACAATCAGATGATAAGGTTGTTGAGCAAACGACAAAAGGACAAGGAGTTATAAACCAACTCTCCACACTTACAACCGCATTAACTGAATGGGTTTTACCTAATAGTGTTGAGAATCTTAATAAGGTATTTAAAAACGTTACTGAACAACTAACAACTCAGGAAGATTCTGCTTTGGCCCTTCAAAAGACAATGGGAGGAGTATCTATTAATGCCGAAGGGTTTAGACACATACTTCAAGAATCATATCTAGAAACATTAAATATAGGAGGCACATTTAAAGACTCGGCAGAAATTGTACAGGGATTAGCTGGAGAGATGGGAAGAATTGTTAGTATATCAACGGAAGTAACAACACAATCAATACAATTTTCCAAGGCAACAAATATGACAAGCTCCGAAACCGGTAAAATGGTTGCCGAATTTAGTAAATTTGGTGGCACACAAGAACAGTCGATTGGTAAAATGTCTGAGTTAGGTAAATCCGCAAGAAAAAGTGGGTTAGATGCTAAAAGTTTTACAACTGAAGTTGCAAAAAATTTAAAACAAGCGAGTTTATTTGGTTTTAAAGGTGGTGTAAAAGACATTGAAGAAATGGTTAAAAAAACCAAACTTCTTGGTACTAGTATGGAAAAATTACAAATTAAAGGTGCTGCTGAAAAATTACTTGATCCCGAAACTGCGATGCAAACCGCTGCGAGTTTACAAATGATAGGTGGAAATATAGGTGCGTTAGGTAACCCATTCCAACTATTACACATGGGTCAAAAAGATATGAAAAAACTTACAGATGAAGTTTTAAATATGGCTAAGGCAACGTTTACATTTGATAAAGAAACGGGAGCATTCGCACAGACAACTGAAGATATGTACGCGGTAAG